AGTTCAGTAAGGAAGTCACTAAGAAATTTATTCACAGAAGATGATCCCACTAAAATATGGGTTCAGATACCTAGAAATTTCAAAACAAAGAAAGATCAGAATTACATGATCAGAAGAACAAAGGATTTTATAATTGAAAACACAGAGGTGGGATAGTAATGCATCAGATTATAATTAATGATGAAGATTTAAAAAAAGCCACAACCCGTTATGAGTTTAATAATTTAAAAAACTCAATTACTAAAGGTGAAAGCGAAATATATGGTGCGCTTGGTGAAGTAATGGTTTTGAATTATTATAAGAACAAAGCCAAAGTAATAGATGAATCTAGTTTTAATTATGATTTGATTTTAAATGGTTTTACTGTTGAGGTTAAAACTAAAAAAATAAAATATCCTCCAAAAGAAAATTATATTGTAAGTGTTGCAGCATCAAATGCAACTCAAAATTGTAACTATTATTATTTTACAATGGTGCATAATTTTTTAAAAAGGGGTTGGCTTTTGGGTTATATGTCAAGAGAAGATTTTTTTAAGAAAGCAGTGTTTTGCAAGAAAGGTGAAAAAGACATATTACACAAAAATAATAATTTTATAATTAGATCAGATTGTTGGAGTATAAAAATAAGTGATATTACAAATAGGATTGAATAAACAAAAATAAATCAGATGGATGGAAGACAAAAAAACGGAGGGATAAGAGAAGGGGCAGGACGCCCAAAGAAAGCAGATGAAGAAAAGTTAATTGAAAAACTAGATGCTTTAATTGATAGTGACAAGGTGGTAATGAAACTGGGTGAGATGTGTCTTAAAGGAGATTCAAGAGCATTGACGTTATACTTCAATTACAGATACGGAAAGCCAAAAGAAAAGATTGACATCTCAGCAACAGAAGGTTTGAATATCAACTTTAAAGATTTGATTCAATTTGGTGATTAAGGTTAACCCCAAATATTCACCAATATCAAAAGCAGATTCTAGATACTTTATTGTAACAGGTGGAAGAGGTAGCGGTAAATCCTTTTCCATTAATCTGATGTTGTGCCTTTTAACTTATGAGAAAGGACACGTTATCCTTTTCAGTAGATACACCTTAACATCTGCTTATGTTTCTATAATTCCGGAGTTTATCGAAAAACTAGAACTGCTGAATATCTTTGATCATTTCCAAATCACAAAGGATGAGATTCAAAACAAAATATCCGGCAGCAAGATTATCTTCAAAGGAATAAAAACATCATCGGGTGATCAAACTGCAAATCTTAAATCACTACAAGGTGTTACAACCTTTGTATTGGATGAGGCTGAAGAATTAACCAATGAAGACACATTTGATAAAATAGATTTATCGGTTAGATCGCAAACGCAAACCAATAGAATTATCTTAATCTTAAACCCAACCACAAAAGAACACTGGATTTACCAAAGGTTCTTTCAAGACAAAGGAATGCAAGAGGGTTTAAACACAAGTAAAGAAGATGTGACATACATCCACACAACCTACTTAGACAACATTCAAAACCTTTCAGAAAGCTACCTATCACAAATAGACAATATTAGGGTAAGACGCCCAAATAAATACAAGCATCAAATCCTTGGGGGATGGTTAGATAAAGCCGAAGGTGTAATTTTCGATAATTGGAAAATAGGAGAATTTAAAAAGGTAGGGGTTTCTGTGTTTGGACAAGATTATGGATTTGCATCAGATGAATCTACGCTAATTGAAACCAATATTGACACAACAAATAAAATCATCTATCTAAGGGAATGTTTTTATATCAAACACCTAACTACATCACAGATTGCTGAACTGAATTTAAAACACGCAGGTGATGCTTTAATAATAGGGGATAGTGCAGAGCCTAGATTAATAAATGAACTAAAATCTAAGGGAAGTAAAATAGTTGCATCTGTCAAGGGGCAAGGTTCAATTACCTATGGAATATCCTTGATTCAAGATTATGATTTAATAGTATCTGAAGATTCGGTTAATCTGATTAAAGAATTGAATAACTATTGTTGGCTAGAACGTAAATCAAAAACTCCACAAGATTCCCACAATCACCTTCTTGATGCACTTAGGTACTCGGTTACCTATCAATTACAAAACCCAAATAGGGGAAAATATCATGTTAGATAAAACTATTTAATAAAGTTTTTGTTTTATAAGTTATTTATATTACCTTGCATATATGATTAACAAACAAACAAACAAAATGGAAACAATGAAGCCTTTATTTACAGACATAGAACTAAAAGAAATTATACACGATATAGATATAGCCTATATTGACATGATGGATTCAGAGGTACACAGACAAGAAGTAAATTGGTTTGTGCATGACTTAGAGATATTTGCAAGTGTGTTGTGTATTCGTGAAACACTTAGTGAGCCATACGAGACTTATGATCATCAAGAGCCGGGAACATACAGATATTTTTTTGAAATTGATGATTGTTGCGCTTACTTTAATGATGAAGATTGTATTACAAATCATCAACTTGAGAATATAATAGTACCAGTTTTAGAAGTTAAAATTCACCCACATGGATAAGATACAAAATACACACGATGCAGAATATTGGAACAATGCACATCTTTGTTCTAGCATTCTTAGGAAATGGCATAAGATCAAACCCGGCAATGAAGAAATAAGATCAGTAATGACTGCTCTTCAAGAGATGACATTTTATGTAGCACGTTTAAAGCACGATGCACAAGCAAAGGATAAGATAGTCGAAGAGTACAAATTAGAAAGGAACAAGTGGTGCATGAGGGCGCAACAAGCAGAGCGAAGATTTGACAACGCAGAGAAGTTGATAGATATTTAAAACTTTTGTTTAGTTGGTTAATTGGGGTAGTCAGAAATGGCTGCCCTTTTTTTGTGTTTAAAAATCACTTCTGTTTTGCGTTATATATTTATGAAAGCAAGTGTAACTGTACCGAGTCTATCTGAAATTACCCTAGAACAATATCAAAGATTTTTGAAAGTTCAAGAGATTAACAAAGAAGATGAATATGTTCTTCAGCTAAAGATGATTGAAATCTTTTGTAATGTTGATTATAAAGATTGCAGAAACATCAAATTTTCAGATGTTGAAAAGATCATCGAAGTACTGACAAAAACCTTTCAAGAAAAACCCGAACTTGTAACTACTTTTAAAATGGGTGGTGTAGAGTATGGATTTATTCCAAATTTACAAGAAATTTCTTTTGGTGAATACATTGATTTAGATTCTTTTTTACCATCAGAACAAGATTTACATAGGGCAATGAATGTGTTGTATCGTCCGATAACAAACAAGGCAGCAGGTAAGTATTCTATTGCAGAATATGACATTGACACAAAAGAGATAATGAAGCAGATAAAATTAGATGCAGTTCTTGGTTCTCTTTTTTTTTTTCAAAGTTTAGGCTTGGAGTTACTGAACGTTACGAGCAATTATTTACAGGAGGAAATGGAGAAACAACCACAATTTCAGCAGGATTTGGAAAAAAGTGGGGATGGTATTCAAGCATCTATGCACTCTCTCAAGGAGATATTGAAAGATTTGAAAGTATCACTTCCCTTGAACTAGATAAGTGTTTAACGATGTTAACATTTATGAAAGAAAAGAACGAAGCAGAAGCACAACAAATAAAAAATAAGCAAAGAAGATGAGCCAAGGAATAAGAGGTTTTTATCAAGTAACCAAAACACTAGAAGATCAATTGCTTTTAGATGAGAATTGTAAAACAGTTACCACTGGTGACATATCAAAAATCAATCTCGAAAAACAGGATATCTTCCCCTTGTCACATATCTTAATTAACAGTGTGACACAAAGCGACAACAACGGAAGTGCAACATATACCTTCAATGTTTCTATTCTTTCAATGGATATTGTTGATCAAAGTAAAGAACCAACCACAGACTTGTTCAGAGGCAACGATAACACACAAGACATTCTAAACACACAAATGTCTGTAAGTAACAAGTTGATTCAGATAATGCGAGGAGGGACTTTATTTCAAGATATGTATCAAGTACAAGGTGATGCTACGTTTGAGTTTTTCACAGAAAGGTTTGAGAACGAATTAGCCGGTGTTACTGCTACTTTTAACATCACGATTTACAACGACATTTGGATTTGCTGATGGATTATTTAGAACTAAGTAAAGCATTAAATGCATTTGGTAAATATGTTATCCAACAATCAAGATCAAACTTGACAAAAGGAAAACCTCCCTACGGTGATAAAAACGACACAGGTGCTTTGTACAATTCTTTGAAGTACGAACCGAGACAAGAAGAGGGTGCTTTTTTGATTGATTTTATAATGGAAGATTATGGTGCTTTTGTAGATGAAGGTGTAAGGGGTGCAGGTAGCAGTTCGAATAATAGAACATCACCATTTAAGTTTGGAAGTGGAACTGGTAAAAAAGGAGGTTTAACTAAAGGAATTAGTAAATGGATTAAACAAAAACCCATTAAACAATGGAAGGATAAAAAGACAGGCAAATTCCTATCCTACAAATCAATGACATTTTTGATTGCTCGGAGTATTTACAACAAAGGAACTAAGCCAAGTCTATTTTTCACAAAGCCTTTCTATTCGGCTTTCAAACGCTTACCAGTTGAGATAGTAAAGGCATTTAAATTAGACATTGAAAAGGCAATTGTGTTAGGCACTAAAAGATAATTATGGCAAATATATTAGTTAGATCACCAAGGTTTGAAACCTTTACAATGGACGCATCAGCCAATAGTATAAAATTAGAACTTTATATTGGAGGTGTTTTAAGATATACTATTATTAAAAATTCTGCACCAAGCAGTGTTGTTACTTTTGAAATAGCGGAATTGATTAGGGATTATATTACGCAAACATTTGATGGAAATTATACAACATCAACTGTATCAACTGCATCTTCAAATGTAATACAATACATAGGGCAAGATGGCACAGGTAATCAAGGTAGTCCAACTGCTATTGATCACATTGCTTTTAATGGATACGGAACTTTTATGGAAGGTTCTAATCCAACAATTAGTTCTCCTTTGTGGATGGTTTCAAAAGATGTAATTAAAAATGGTTACTATGTTTATTATCCTTTAAACACAAGTGGTAAAATTCCAATCATAACAAATGCAGGAAGTATTAGTTATAAGACATTCGCAACAGATGCAACAAGCGCAACGCTTACAGGTGCTGACACAATAAACATTGTTAGAGTTGATTGCACAAAATACGGAAATGGGAATAAAATAACATTTGTTAATAAGTTTGGAGGCTTACAAGATTTGTGGTTCTTTCTTAAAAGTGTTAAAGCAACCACATCAACAAAAGAAACCTACAACGCAAACACAATAAGCACAAGCACAGGCTCAGCGACTTACTCAGTAAACGCACCAACTAAAACAGTATTTAATAAAACGGCAAATCAAAAGATTAGATTAAGCAGTGGGTATTATCCCGAAGGTGCTAATCCTTTCTTTGAAGAATTGTTACTATCTGATCAAGTATGGTTGACGCAACCCGATCCCTACGATCCATCAACTGAGCAAGTAGTTCCAGTGATTATTTCCACATCTTCATTTACATATAAGACTAGTTTAAATGACAAGCTGATTGAATACACAATGGATTTTGATATGGCATTTGATTACATAAACAATGTACGTTAATGCAGAAGGTTCAGATATATGTAGGAAGTGAAAGGCTAGAACTTTTTAAGGATGAAACGGTTTCAATTACCCAATCAATCCAAAACATAAAAGACATTTCTAAAATCTTTACAGAATTTACACAGAGTTTCACCATTCCGGCATCACCTACAAATTCAAAAATATTTACTCACTATTACAACTATAATATTGTAGGAGGTTTTGATGCAAGAATTAAAGCAGCATCAAGTATTGAGTTAAATTACCTACCTTGGAAGAATGGCTTTATGGCTTTAAATGGGGTGGATTTAAAGAACAATAAACCCTATGCATATAGGATTACATTCTTTGGTGAAACAATCAATTTAAAAGACATTCTAGGGGAAGACTTGCTTTCTGATATATCAACATTATCTTCTGAGAATTTAATCTATGATGCTGACACAATTGAAACAAAACTACAAGCTGATCCAACAACAACAGATATAATTGCCCCATTAATTACGCACACTAAAAGGTTATATTATGATAGTTCTTCTAGTGCAGCAGGAGATGGCAATTTAGAATACGATGTAGCAAAACCTTTGCAGGGTGTTGAATGGAGTGATTTAAAATTTGCTTTAAGAGTACATAAGATTATTGAATCTATTGAGTCCCACTATACAATAGCAAATGGGTTTCCTTCAAATATTGTTTTTTCAGATGATTTTTTTAGTTCATCAAATGAAAATTACTATAACCTATTTATGTGGTTGCACAGAAAGAAGGGAAGTGTTCAACCTGCGACACAAGTAAATGAATTTTTTTCACAAGTAGATGGGTTTTCACTTACTTCGGGAACACCAAACACAGGAATGAATGTAGATGGTAATACACTGTCTATTTACACACAGAACATTGTTCCCCCAAATGCTATAAATACCAATTATCTTTATTTAACAACATCTACTAGTGAAGAATTTCAAGTTATAATTTACAGAAATGGATCATTATTCTATTCTTCAGTATTAATTCAAGGAACAGGAAGCCAAGTTACTACTGTTTTGGGACAAGCTGAAATAGGCACATTACAACCCGGTGCATATACGGTTGCCATAAGGCAAACACACGAAAACAACATAACCTTTAGCAGTGTTAGATGGGAGATAAACGGAATAGCATCGAATGTAAATTGGCAAGATATTTATACTTCAACAAACTTTGCAACAGAGACGGCTGATTATGAGTTTAACATAACCGAACAAATACCCGAAATGAAGGTAATTGATCTTCTTACAGGTTTGTTTAAAATGTTCAACCTAACTGCCTATGTTGAAAATGGAATAATTGTAGTAAAAACACTAGATGAATACTATCAATTAGAAAGCACTTGGAATACAACCAATACATTGTGGCAAAATGATGACAGACTTTGGAACGAAGCAGGAACATCGGGTGCTAGTATTTATTCTTTGGATGAATTTGTTGATGTTAATTCTACCCAAGTAAATGTGGCACTTCCTTTTAAGCAAGTGAATTTTGAATACGAAGGATTAGGAACATTTTTGGCAGAACAATACAACCAATTAAACAACGTTGGATGGGGAACAGAAAGATACACTTTAGATTCTGAAACATACGATGCACCAAATGAGGTTTACAAAGTTCAAGTTCCTTTTGAACACCTTCAAATGGAAAGGCTAGTAAACGTAAATGGAGGAGGACAAACACCAATTCAATATGGATACTTTGTAGATCAAAATCAACAAGCATATTTTGGAAAACCGTTATTATTTTATCCAATACTTCAAACAACAACTGCAGGTTTGGAAAAAAGTATTTCTTTTAGAGACACATCTTCAACACATTTGGAATTGACAAGTTATATTATTCCTTCAAATAGTGTTGCTCTTTCTTCGAGTACTGATACGTCAAATATTAATTTTAGTTTAGAGATTAACGAATATCAATTAGATGGAAGTTTTACTGGTACTTTGTTTGCGACATATTACGAAAATTATATTGCTGAAATATTCAACACAAAAAGAAGAATGTTTAAAGTGACTGCTTATTTGCCTTTGAATTTGATTTATAATTTAAAGTTGTATGACACAATAGAAATTAACTATGAGAATTACAGAATCAATTCAATGACAACGGATTTAACAAACGGAAAAAGCAGTATAGAACTAATTAATTTAGTATGATAAAGATGATACTTAAAATGCTAGAAATAGCAAACGGAGAAACTGAAAATATAAGAATTGCACAAGGAAAATACTTATTCCCAAAAACATTTGGGGGTGCGTTTAAAGGCTTTAAAAATGAAATGAAATGGCAGAGCAAGTACAAGTAGAATTAGAAGTAGAAACCAAAAAAGCGGAGAAAAACGTTGATGATTTAACTGGTGGAATTAAGAATTTAACCAAGGCAGTTGAACAAGGAAACGAACAAACCGCAGCAGGTTTAAAAAGCATTGAAGAAACTTCTAAATCAACAGGTGAGGGTGTTAAGGGAATTGGAAAATCAATAAAGACGGCAGGTTTAGGTTTGTTTATTATTGCTCTTGACACTATCAAAGAATTATTCCTGCAAAATCAAATCGTTGCCGATGCAGTAGGTGCATCATTTGAAGGATTGGCTTTGGTTTTTAATGATGTGTTTGGATTGTTGATAGGTGGGCAAGAGTCAGTCAAAAAACTAGGGGATGCTTTCGATAAATATTTTGGGCAACCTATACAAACTGCCACACAAGCCTTTGAAAAATTTGGTGATGCATTTAGCAAGATATTCGGTGGTGATTTTAGTGGTGCATTGGAATCTGCTCAAGAAGGATTTAGTGGTTTAGGTGATGCAATATCACAAACTGGTGACGGCTTTGTAGAGGCAGCCACAGATGCAGCAGAATATGCAGTTGAATTAAAAGATGCAGCAGTTGCAAATGTTCAACTTGCAAAAGAGGCACAAAAAGCGGAAGTAATAAATGCCGGTTTGCTTGAAAAGTACGATAGACAAGCAGAGCAACAAAGACAAATTAGGGATGAGGAGAGAAATTCAATTACAGACAGAATTGCAGCAAACGTAGAACTAGGAAGAATATTAGAAGAGCAAAATGCAAAAATGCTTGAGAATGCCAAGATAGTAGAAAAGGCTGCACAAGTAGCATTTAATCGAAATAAAAGCCTAGAAAATGAAACTGCATTAATTGCTGCTAAGAATGAAGTGATGGCAGTAGAAGCGACTATTGAAGGTTTCAGATCAGAACAATTAGCAAATGACTTAGCACTTGACAGGGAACGAATTGAACTATTAAACACTGAGGCAGAATCTGTATCTAATTTAGGTTTTGAAAAAAGAAAATTTGATGCTGAACAAGAAAAAAATGCAGTCAAAAGAATTGAGAAATTAAAAGAAATAAACGAAGAAGAAAAACTAGTTGAGGCAGAAAGACTACAAGCAATAGTAGATAATGCTAACATAGGAACACAAGCAAAGGTAGATGCACAAATTGCTTTGGATGAATTTATGCAAACTAGCAGACACGAATCCATAACCTTAGAAAAAGAATACACAGAAGAATTGGCTGCTGAAGAGAAAAAAAGAAAAGATGCTGAATTAGCAGCATTTGTTAATAAAAAAGAAATTGCAATGGCAACAGTAGGTGTTTTGCAAAATGGGTTAGGTGTATTAAAAGGGGTAACCGAAGGAAATTTAAAACTTCAAAAAGCAATAATTGTAGCAGAAGCAGCAGCAAGTATTGGACAGATAATAATGAGTACTCAAGTAGCAAATGCAAAGGCAGCAGCATTAGTTCCCCCCACAGGCTTTCCTTTTACGGCTATAAATACTGCAAATGCAGCAATAGGAATAGCAGCAACAATAGCATCTTCTAAAAAAGCATTATCTGCAATAGGTGAAGGAGGATCGATTGCATCAGAAGCAACAATAGCATCACCGTCAACAAGGGGTGACTCTTTTGAATCACAAGCACCGGAGTTTAATATAGTAGGTACAAGCGGAGCAAATCAGATTGCTGATGTAGTTGCATCACAAGCACCAGTAAAGGCTTATGTGGTTGCAAACGATGTTACAACGGCACAAGCATTAGATAGGAACATTGTAGAATCAGCGACATTATAAACACAAAAATTAAAATTTAAATCGTTATATAGTTATGAAAATCGTAGAATTAGTTTTAGATGACAAT